ACATAGCTTTGTGATAACCTTTCGCGTCATTAACATTACCGTCTGCGTCTAGGAACTTCCCGACAAGGTTGTTAATATTTGATTGGTTTTCTGCAACTTTATCACGATTCTGAATATTATACTTATAGCTTTTTTCGCCGACTTTAATGTCGAAACCTTCGAAATTGTCATTGAAAAGTTCTTTAGTACTTTCCTTGAATTGTGCGTGTTGTTGCTCAGCTGTTTCTTGCTGCTTACTATATCGGTTAAAAAAGTCCATAGCTTTTTGTTGGTCTTGAGTAGTGCCCGGTCTCAACTTGATCTCGTCATAATACTTACTCTTCGTCTCTTCCAAATAGTTTTTGGCTTTTGCAACTTCTTCTTTAAACGCAATTCTTTTTTTGCGTGCATCTCTGTCTTCATCAAGGTCTTCATCTACAATAAAATCCTCTAGAAGCATATCAATGTCTTCCCCTTCTAAATAAGGTTTTTCTTTTTTATAATACTCTTTAAGCAATGTAGTTTCATCAACTTGAGAGTAGTCGGCATTAAGCCTAGTGTAATCTTCTATTGTTCCGCCGGTATCTTCCATAAAAGAAACTAACTTTTCAATATTCTCAGGCAAAGCCTTACCAAGAATTCTTTCTTCTTGTATTGCTTTTTCTACTTGAGCTTCAACTTTTTCAGTTTCTGTTACTTCTTTGATGGGATGAAACCCTTCAACATCCTGGTTGGGCTCTTGTAAAGGTTCTCCCACCTTTGTGCTATCTCCGGATGGTTCTTCCACAGATACTTCCTTTGTTTCTCCGATTTGAATGGCATCTTCGTTTGGTATTACCACTTTTGTAACCTCCGGCGGGAGTTCTACCAAAGGTTCTTTGATGTTTACTTTTACCGGTTCGCTACTAGGTGTTGTTAATTTTTTTGGAGTCTTCTTTTTAATTTTAAACTCACCTTCCTGTTTAACAGGTTCATTTGTTTTTTCTTCTGTCATGATATAATATAATTAAATAATTGTTTACTTTTTATAAAAAAGCAGGGGGATCAACATCTGTTGAATTTTGAAAATCTATAGGTGCGCTGTCGTTCTGCCTTTGCGTAATTAATTGACTTTGTTGAGAAGCTTCTATTTTGCTTCTTTTATCTTTGCGATCTTCAATAGCGGTTTCTTTTTGCTGCATACCTTGCACTTCAATTTGCTTAAGTTGCATGTCATATTGGAATTGAGCTTCCATTTCTTGTTGCTTTAGTTGAGCAGCAATTTCCATTCTTTGAATGTCCATTTGATTTTTAGATTGTTCAAATTGAACATTTGCACCCATTATAGCTTCTTGCTTTTGTACTTCAGCCATAGCAGTTTTTTCCGCGGTGTCAGCCTGTGATTGACCTTGAGCTGCAATATTAGCTTGTTGATTTTCTTGATCTTGCTTTCCTTTAGCTTTACGTTTTATCTTAAGCATTTGATTAGCTAACTTAAGATTTTTAATTTGTCTTAAGTCAATAGCATCTTCAAGATCAATACCTCCTTGCTGCAATGCAACTTGTATGTTATTTTCTAACTGAGCTTGCTCTTCTTCGTCTGGCTCTAGTTCTAAAAATATACCAAAGTCATGAAGATTTAAATTTACTATTTCTTCTAAAGTTTTAACATTAAATGTAGATATAGAATTTTGTAAAGCGCTTCTTGTTAATGGAAATTCTAATGCGTCAGCTATTTTAAGCGCAACGTTTTCGGCTAGTTTAAGAGTAATGTAAAGACCTGATTGATTAATATGCCTAGTTGCTACATTAGATGCGTTAGCGGCCATCTTTTGAAGTCCTACGAGTGAGTTCTTCTCCATAGCTGTACCGTCTCTAGCTTCATTAAGACCGGTTACATCGCGTATCATTTGTAAGTAGTATTGATATGTTTGAATCAATGCTCCAATTTTAGCTTGACCACTTGAGCTGTTAAGTTCTTGAATAGGTACTTTACCTGGATTCATATCGCCGTCTTGAGTAAGAGATCTACCGACTATAGAACCTGTTTGGAAATACATATTCAGTGCTTCCGCTGGATTGTAGTTTGTTCCGTTGCCAAGATCAACCTCAGCTAAACCATCCATATCTAAATAAACACCATCTGGCACCATTCTAGACAAAACCTGTTGTAGCTTTAAATGTGTTAATTGAATCATATCAGCAAAACCAACACACTTACTTACAAGAGATTCAATACGACCTTTGTACATTCTTGGAGCACATAAAGCATAATTCATTTCTACTTTGGTTGTATCAGCTGTAGGTCTAGACATATTTTCTGCTAGCTCCCACTTAACCATTTCATTTGAGCCTAATACTTTAGCCCCTGTATATAACACCTCAATAGACCTTGACACTCTTTCAAAGTTATCATTCTCTGGTGGATTAAATGAATCAGGCTTTTCTAAAGCTTTCATTAATCCCTGTGGTGTTTCTTTTATTTTAAATACTTGATTATGATATGTTTTATAATCAAAGTATAATACTTGAACTGTGTTTTGATCGTAATTACCCCAACCGGTTATGTACTGATTGTTACCGGGCATTGATTGTATTCTTTCAAGCTCTTCATTCCCAATATTTGGAAACTCTTTTTTAAGTTCGGGTATTGTTATAGACTTTACCTCACCTACGTAATACACGTCATCAAAGTTTGGATCTTCAGTATAGGAATAAACAACGTAAGCAGGATCTACATAATCAACCGTAATTCCTTCAGCTGTGTTGAACCCTGTTTTAGCAACAGCAATACCTAATACTGTTAAGTCCATATTTAGCCTTTTTCTTGTAAGGTCATATTTGTTTTGAGCAAGTACAGATGCTATAGCTTCTTCCTCTGCTATTTCAATAGATTGCTTATAGCTAAGTTGCATATGCAATTCTAGCTCGTCTTTAGATTCTGGAACTACGTCTATGCCAGGCGTTTGATACAAATTAATACCTAACGTTTGCTGAAGACTGTCTAAATATTCTTTAGATACCATATCTTCGTAAAGCATAGAAGCGTAATCTGTTCTTTTCTTTATTGAAGCAGGGTCTTGTGCGTAAGCTTTAATGTCGTACGCTTTAGCAGATATACCGTTAACCACAATATCTACAAATTTAGACAGTATAGGTACTGGTTTCCAGTCTAAATTTAAATAAGACAAATCACCATTAATAGATAATTCATCTTTGTATTTTTGTATAGATTGCTCTCCTCGAGCATATAATCTTAATTGGTGAAATTGATTCCAACTAGTTAAGTATCTATTACCATTAGTACGCCCTTGACCAAACCATTCGTATTCGATAGCTTGACCAACCTGAGTCCCATACTCTACGCTTGCTTTTTCTGCATCGCTCACTACTTGACTAGGGAAAGCGCTATTGGTGTTAGTATATATACCCATTTAACTTATTATTTTTGATGTTGAACCTTTATTATCGTACTTTTTAATACCTAAATCTACCGCTTGAGGTTTTTGTCTAGGCGCATTTGGAGCATATCTATGTTTATTGCAAGCCATTAAAGCAAGACCTGAACTAATAGATGCATCATGCTTTGTTCTATTATTGATATTAAACTTAGCCCAATCTTCTAATGTTCTTTGAAAATACACATCCCCATAACCGGTTTCTTTTAAACCTACAAAATCATTTATGTAAGTTTCTATAGCCGCAGCGTGTGCTTGTTTAATGTCTTCGCTTGAGTTAGGTATTCCACCTAGCTCTCTTTCTGTTACAGAGAGTTTGTTGTATTTCTTATCAGGCCTGTTAATTGAATAGCCTCTGTATCCTCTTCGTTTAAAATAATATAATAATCTAGGCTTATTATTTTCAGCCAGGATTGGCATTCCATAAAACACGCAAGCCATTAATACATCTTCAAAAAATATTTCAGCTGTTTGTGGCCTAGCTATGTATTCTAAAAAAAACATATTAGGCGGCACATCTTCCATTGAAAACTTTGTTAACCCATGAAGAGATCCATTGGATCCTCTGCCATCTGTAGTGCCCGATATATCGTATGGATCACAACCAAATGCTCCGCAATGCTCATTACCAGGATAATTAGTGCCATTCTTTATATACCTTTTATTTTGTAACTGTTCAGGTGGAACCCAGGTTACTAAAAATCTACCGTCTTTATTTGGTACAAATATTACTTTAGTATCTTGATGTCCGTTTTCCCATTGAAAACTACCTTTAGTTACTTTAATTGAGTTTTTAAGATCTTCATTAAAATCTATTTGCTCGTATATTTTTGTTAAGTTAAACAAAGACATTTTAGATTCATCTCTAAACGCGTGCTTTGTTGTTCTTGGAAATTGTCTGTAGAATTCATTTAAACTATCTTGATCAGATTTTAATCCTTCTACTTCAT